AGCGATTGCAGATGATCCCTGACCAACTTTTGGTTATCTCTGACAATCCAAAGTATCGTGAATGGAATATCACTAAAGATAACGAGCACAGGTTCTTCATTTACGGAAAGGTTTTAATAAGCCAGTCACAATCCTTTAAGCGGCATGGATAGCAAACCATTATGAAAAATCAGACCTCATGCGAGGTCTTTTTTTTGCGCACAGAATTGCGTGATATGCATTTTATCTCTTGCGTTACTCGCAATTAATGATTATCTTCTAGTCATCGGCATATGGCACATGTGCCGATAGAAACAAAACAGCGCCAATTAGGACGCTGCGCTCTTTAAAAATCTGGATATCCCACTTAATTGTGCACTACCTCTTCAACCTTCTTGCCATTTGAACTGGCGGCATTGGTGGTACGCGATCCATTTTAAAATCGCTTTTACAGGATGGACAGTAGTGTACGAAAAAACCACCTGAGGAATGAGTCGTTGGACTGGGCTGTAATAGTGAAAGCTTCGCCTGTCTGAAACAAGCTGGGCACGCATGTAGGGTAATCGCACCATCACCAGGGTCAAAGATCATTGAGTATACAAAACTACCAGCAGCAGTTTGTGTTAGGAAATAGTCCTTCGAATCCTCTTTAAAACTATCAAAAGCTGATATTTTAGACTTAAGCTCATGAATTTTATCATCTTTTAGTTGTATCGCTTCGCCAAGAGAAAAGCAGTCGGATTGAAGATTAAGTAATTTGGCCTGAAGCTCGAAGGTGGCAGCTTTTATTTCCGCATCAGTTTTAGCGTCATTGATGACCTTAATAAGGCCTGTTGTCTCTTTAATAGCGGACATAGCCGCAGCTAATTCAGCGATCACTATGAATACCTTTGCATTGTTGGGGATATCCAGATTAACCGAATCCTTGTTGTTGGGGAATAGCAGAATCCACTGAGCCTGACTTGGTGAAAAGACAGGCAGCTGTTGCAGCACGGTAATTCGCACATGTCCCGCAGCGGTCCGGGGATTGCTTGCAAGACCATATTCAGATCCAGCGGGTAGCCGGAATATGCAAGCCAGACGAGTACGACAGCCAGAGACGTTTCACCCACGTGGCGATCAGGTGTGACACCTCGGAAGGGGCAAGAATGTAGGATAAAAGCGTCCAATAGGACGCTACGTTCTGAAAAAACTATTCTGAAGCAGTTAAGGGGGAAACTTTATTTACGGCGTAATTACCAAACGCAAACAGGAAGATGAACATACATCCTGCGGTAATAAGAAAAGCTTTAAAAGTTTTCCAAAAGTCATCAACTGTTGTCAATGGGTTATCTAACATCGTCAAAGCATCAAATAGGAGAGCGCAAAAGGTGCCAATAACTATGTATAAGAGAATCAAGAAAAACGCCGCCACTTTTGGGCGAGGAGTAGGATCTGAAAAGGAAATCAGTACCCTATTGGTTCTTTTGAAGGACACTATCCATATGACAAAACATACGAATGCCCAGCCAAGTAACGCAATCATTGTATCAAGGCTGAAATTGCTCAATGTTAATTTACCTAACAATCCAGCATAAAGGATAACGCCAAACACTGAACAAATAGAACTGATCATAAGGCCACGTATGCCTTCATAGTATTGATCATTTCCTTCAAAAGGAACTTCTAGTCTTTTTTTAGACATTGCATTGACCCTTTATTGTTAACTTAAAGAATTAGAGAGAACAAAAATATAATCGGAAATAGATACAAAATCTTTAATTATATTTTTGATTTTTCGCGCTGTGCAGAGCGTTTATATCACGGAGAAACTAAACATGACGAACAAACAGAACGTCGCCGAGTTACAACCACGTCTGACCAGAGAGCAGCTTATCGGCGCAGCCCGTAAAGCAGCCCCTCTTCTCCCTGCCGCTTACGGCTGGATGGTTAACGAACTGGCTACGCGCCTTGATGTTACCAGCGTCGCGCTGTGTGAAGCGATGGCGCAGCGTAAGGAACTGGCTGAGCAGAACGCCACCCTGCGTGAGGATGTTACCTGCTGGGCCAAAGAGTGCGACCGCATCGAAGAGCGCCACACCAAAACGCCTACCAACATGCACCTGCTGGAAGCTCAGCGAGAATTGCGTGAGCTATCCCATGTGGTCATTTCCCTGAATAGCGAGGTTGCTCTCTAATGGCTAACTCATTCAAGCAAATGACCAAGGCTGGAGTGATTAAGCGCACCGATACCGGGATGTTTATCGCTCTTTCCGATATCCACGTTCGTGAAGGTTTCAACAAGCGTGAAGACGATGAACGCACCCGCCAGGCTGATGATGACCTGTTCAACTATCTGATGAACGGCGGATCAGTTCCACCGCTGGAAGTTATCGCTCGAGATGAGGGTGGCGTGTGGGTTGTTGAAGGTCACCGTCGTCGTCGCTGCTATGCGCGCTGCGCTGAAGCTGGAAAGCCAGTAGACCGTATCCATATCATGCCGTTCAACGGTAACGATGTTCAACGCCTAGCGCGCATCATGACCAGTAACAACCAGTTGCCGCTCTCCGATATGGAGCAGGCAGCAGTTATTCAGGAGCTGCATAACGCCTTCAATCAGACTACCAGTGAAATCGCAAAACTGGTCAATAAGTCAGTGGCCACGGTAGAGAAGTTGCTGCTGCTGAGCAAGGCGAACCATGATGTTCAGCAGGAAGTTAAATCCGGTGCGGTGTCAGTGGATGTAGCGGTTGATCGCGTCATGGAGTATGGCGAACAGGCTGGAAAAGTTCTTCAGCACGATAAGGCTGTAGCGGCTGCCCAGGGGAAAACGAAAGTTACCCGCAGTTCTATCGCTCCGGAACTCAGCGTAAAGAACGCGCGCCGGTTCGTTGAGCTTATGGCTCAGGCCACGATCAGTAATGAAGGTGTTTTCACTCTTGAAGGAACTGCCCTTGCTGAAGCGCTGGCCATTATGGACGAGCACAAAGCGATAGCGGAAGCGCGTGAAACATACCGCCTTTCACAGCCAGTTCCTGAAACAGAGGTGGTAGGAAAAACGCTTTACGTGAAACTGGAAGGCATTGAGATCGGCACCGCGCAAATCTATCGCGGCAAGAACGTCATCTTGAATGGGGTCGTCACAAGCCAGTCAAAAGCTGTGGCCCACTTCGTTAAGCAACACAAACTGCAGCAGGAAAATAATCATGACAGCCAATAAACCAATGACCGGCGAACAGCTGGATGAACTGATGACTGTTGCAGTCAATATGCAGCGCGATAGTGAAAAAGCAGGTGACCGCCCTTCCGCTATGTTCGCGTATGCAGTTCAGGTTGCTGTTTTGGAACTGCGTAATGTTCGTGCTGCTGGTTATCGGCGCACTTCAGGGTAAGGAGTGGCTGCCATGGTGAGCAAACTCAAACAGCGGCGAATGCGCCGCCTTAAAGCGGATGCAACTTGGTGGCGTGAAGAGGCAGAGGATTGCCGCTCCCGCCTGCTGGAACTGGCCGGCGAAATCGACAGGCTCAAGAAGCTGGTTATCCGCGTCCCGATGCCAGTCCTCATGCCAAAGGAAATGGTCCACCAGCTTTATTACACCGAAACAAAAAGATGTCGTACCTGTAATGATGGGCTCCGTGGTGGTTGCTCATCATGCATTTTCTATAAGAGATAGCCGGGTGCAGCCGGTTAAGTGGAGAGCTATACGATGAGCGAACAAAGCCAACGTTTTCTTACCCCTGATGACCTCTATCAGCTTACTGGTTATCGTCGCCCTTCCCTTCAGTGCCGCGCGCTGAAAGAAAGCGGTGTATTTTTCGTGCCACGAAAAGACGGCAGACCTGGAACTACATGGGATCATGTAACTAACCCTGCTGGCCTGAAGTTGGTAGTGAACAATCCAGAGGAAGAAGAACCAAACTTTAAGGACATGTAATGCCCAGAATCCGCAAAAACCCAGAAGATAACTGGATGCCGCCCCGCGTTCGTAGGGGCAAATCAGCTTATGAGTTCAGAACTCCAGACGGGAGAACGGTGAGATTGTGCAACCACGATCTCACAAAGTCTCAGGTCTGGGCTGCCTATGAAAACTTCATCAACGATATCAAAGTCGGTTCAAATTTCCATGCACTCTGCGAAGAGTTTTTTAATTCGGGTGACTTCCATGAGTTGGCAACAGAAACAAGAAAGGACTACCGGAAATATGGTTCTAAGGTAAATATCGTTTTCGGGAAGATGAAGCCAGACAATATCAAGCCTGAGCATATCAGGAAATATATGGATAAAAGAGGTGTTAAAAGCAGAGTCCAGGCGAACCGAGAGAAAGCGTTTATATCGAGGGTGTTCAGGTGGGCATATGAGCGTGGAAAAGTGAAGATGAATCCATGCCAGGGTGTGAAACAATTTAAGGAGCAGGCGCGCACCCGGTACGTAACGGACAAAGAATATGATGCACTATATAGTGTTTCTTCTTTACCGGTGAAGATCGCCATGGAATTGGCTTATTTATGCTGTGCACGTCAGGGTGACATTCTGGATCTTAAAAAGAGTCAGATACTTGATGAAGGTATTCTAATACAGCAAAGCAAGACGGCAGTAAGTCAAATTAAAGCCTGGACAGTACGCCTATCGAACGCGATCACCCTTGCAGATTCCCTTCCGTTAAATAGCGGCATGGTAAGTCTGTACGTGATCCACCAACAGTCAGGTTCTCGTTACACACGAGATGCATTTAATGCACAGTGGATGAAAGCAAAAAAGTTAGCCGCTGAAAAATTTCCTGAGCTCGAATTTAACTTCACGTTCCATGATCTGAAAGCTAAAGGGATTTCCGATCTGGAAGGAACACTTCACGAGAAGCAGGAAATTTCAGGTCATAAAAATGCATCACAAACGGCGAGATATAACCGAAAAATTTCTGTAGTACCGGTGGTCGGGGGGCAGTAATGCCCTCCTCAAGTTCCCAAAAGAACCAAGACCCTTCAAATAAGCATTGCTATTTGAATAATCACATTCAGTTAGCATCATCGTATTAGAGTAAGGGCGTACTTACTTGAATGTTTAAACATCGCAGATGTTTAACATTTTATAATCCAGGATCCGCGATATCGTCGATAAACTGTCGGGCTTTGTCATTAAAGCCTACCGCAGAAAAAACAATTGTTAAGCTACCGTCACGGATGGTAACTGTTTGACGACGCATAAATTCACCAATGAGATGAGTTATTCCTGCTTGTGTATAGGCGTACCAATACATTCCCATAGACGGGTCGCAGTTCTGCCACCACCGCAATTTAGTTCCATTGACATACATGCTTGATGAACTGCCAGATGCTTTACACTCGATACCATTACGAGGCAGCAGGTAAGCATTCACATCACCTTTTGCAGACCTTGAAAGAAGCATGTACCAATACCCGTCATCTGACATGACTGTCGGCTCACCACGTTTATTGATGTACCAACCCTCCGCGTGGACAGGAATGAGAATACAACACAAGAACAAAACTACTGAAGTAAAGGCACGCATTTAAAATTCTCCTTAAATTTTATGCTTAGAGAGATATTTTACTTGTATAAATGTTGAGTTCGGCTTCTCGTTAAATTGCACGAACACCATCATAGAGCAAGAATGTATAACCTGAAGTAAAATTTAACTTGTACTAAGGCATTTCACCGTAAAAATTTTCGAATGGCGAAACGGAATGGCGAAAGAATGGTGAATGGCGACAAATGGGCAATAAAAAACCACCTTTCGGTGGTTTATACGACACTGCTTATCATTGATTTTATTCTAGTTTTCCCATGGTAGCCGGAGTGGGACTTGAACCCACACAGCGCGAACGCCGAG